TTTTCATCGTTACATACGCTTATGCCGGAGTAGTAGGCGGCGCAATAGGAGCCGCAATTTGGTCGATAGGTGTTATGATAGTTGATTATGCATGGGTTCATCCTTTTATAACTGCTTTCACCGTAGCGTCTATTGCTTACTCATTAGCTTCTGGAAGTAAAGCAGATAAGTTAGGTGCATCAGGTTCAAAATATACATCGCGAAGTATAGAAAACACTTTTTCTAATGAAGGAATTGTTCCAATAATTTATGGAGGCCCAATACTCGTTGGAGGAAATATAATATGGCAGTCTGAACCCGGGACTACTGTACAAAGATTCATCGGTTTTTGTATAGGTGAAGTGAGTTCAGTAAGTAATATTATTATTGATGAAAAAGATATAGCAACTTTATCTGGATGTAGTTATACAGCATACACAGGAACTTCTACACAAACTGTTGATGCAAGAGGATCCGCAACAGTTAAAGGATTAAGAGATGTATGCTATGTTGCCGCAACAATAACTGCCGGAGATGATGTCAGTAGTAACCCAACATTAGGCGCTAAAATAACAGGAAAGAAAGTTGCTCTTTGGGATGCTGGAATACATCAATGGACTGCTTCTAAAGCATTTTCTAAAAATCCATCCGCTATAATTCGTGATTATATGGGCTTAAGTGTAGTGCTTGGTGGGTGTGGAGTTTCATCAAGCTTCATTGATGATGATAGCTTTGGTGATTTTTACGAGCACTGTGCTGAAGGTGTGAGCAATGGTTCTGGCGGAACAGAAGAAAGATATGAATTAACTATTGCTCTTGATACAAAACATTCAGCATTAGATAACTTAGCAAAAATGTTAATTACTTGCAATGCACAATTGATACGCAGTGGTGCAACTTATAAAATAGTATATGAAAAATCAGGTGAAACATCAGTAATGGCATTTACTGAGGATAATATAGATAACGATACATTTAATTATGGGTATGGAAAGTCAGACGAAATACATAATAAAATAGGAGTAGAATGGATATCTCCGTTAGAAATAAAGAACCCTAAAAGAATAGCATGGGCAGAAGATGAATTAGATCAGGACATAAGGGGAATACGAGAAAGCAAAATCGAAATGTATGGCATCATAAGACAATCTCAAGCATCTAGACAAGCAAATAAAATATTATATGAAGGTAAGTTAAATGATATTTGGTGTGAATTTGAATCTACGATTGAAGCAATGCATTGTGAGCAATATGATATTGTTTCAGTTACGCATTCAAGACCTAATTGGGATACTGCATTGTTTAGAATTATGAGTATAACTGAAGCGAATTTTGGGCGGGCTAAATATGTATGCAATGCATATAACAGTTCTGTATTAGATGATGGTTTTGGATCAACCTTCGATGATTGGGATTCTGGAAATCCTCCTAACCCATACGAAGCTGTTGTAGATGTTACTAATATTGCTTTATCGGAAACTGGATGGGTTAATGTTGATGGAACGTGGGTAGTTGTAGTTGACGTAAGTTGGACTGCGCCGGCAACAAATCGTGATTTATTAAACAATTATATTATTGAATTAGCAAAATCAGGAGGTAGTTATACTCAATACGGAATTGCAGATAAATCTGCTACTACATTTAGAATAAGTAGCGGATTAAATAGTGGTCAAACATATAATATTAAAGTTAAAACACAATCAGTAAAGAATATTATATCTACAGGTCGCATCTCAAATCCAATTACATTAGTTGGAAAATCTACTAATCCTTCTAATGTTTCTAGCTTCACTTCCTCTTGGGGTAAAAATTTAGAGTTATCTTGGGCAATTGTTACTGATTCTGATTTATCTGGATATGAAATAAGAGATGAAGATGCTAACTTTGGAACTGATGATGCACATTTAATATATCGTGGGTTAGCAAATAAAAAAGTTTTAATTCCTTCTAGCCGAGCTCCGGGTACATATTGGTTGAGATCAATAAATTCAAGCGGTAAGTATTCTATTACTTCAGCCCAAATAACTCCGGTAAATGCTGCCCCGGCGATCCCATTATCTTTAACTGCTGATATTGTTTTTAATATAGCACGTTTATGCTGGACTGATGATACCGCAACTGATATTGAATACTATGATGTATATTATTCTAAAACTAATGCTTGGGCTGGAGAAGAAAAATTATTTGGTAAAGTACCGGGGCGTAACTGCACAATACAAGGTGAAAGCTCACAGAATGGAATGTCAGATGATAATGGCGCGGCAAATACTGATTACGTTACTGATTTAGATTTAGCCGGTTGGGGGCCTGATTATTGGAAAGGAAGTTACATAGAAATAATATCTGGTACAGGAGTAGGTGAAGAATTAAAAGTATCAGCGTATGCTACAGCTACAGGTAAGTTTACTATGGATGATAATTGGGTAGCACCTCCTGATACAACTTCTAAGTTTTTTTTACATCCTGTTAGGTACTATAAAGTAAGAGGTGTTGATGGTTTTGGCGCAGGAAATTTTACATCAGCTGTAGAAGTAAAATATATAGAGTTTACAGAAGGTATGCTTGGCGATCAAATCATAACCGCGAGGAAAGTTTATGCCGGAGAAGTAATAACTTTATCAGCACAAATAAAAGATGCAATTATTCAAAATGCTCATATTATCGATTTGTCTGCTGATAAGATAACAGCAGGTAGCTTGACAATTACAGTTAATGTTGGTAGTGCTGGAAAAATAGTATTAGACGGTGCTAATGATGTAATAAAAGTATATGATGCATCAAGCATACTAAGAGTTGAGCTAGGCAAATTATCATGAACGAATTTGGATTAAAAGTATATGATTCATTAGGTTCAAACTACACTACAATTACTCCTAAAATATCTACCATTGTTAGCTCTGGAAGAATAACAATGCCTAATACTTTAAATGTTGATAACACTTACGGTGTTGTTATAGACTTGCCCGGAACTAGTGCGATTCCTAAAGAAGATATTACTGTTTTAATTGCTCCTATTGAACATACATATAAGATAACTAATATTTTATATTCTTCACAAAATATTGGCTATATGGATTCTGCTATGTCTTATTATAAGCACGCAAAGGCAACAGGAGTTATGACTTCTTGGACTGCTGGAAATTTGACTCCATCAACTGCAACTACTTATGATGGGTTTGCTGGAATATTCCCTGTTAGCTTTTGGGATATTAAAGGTGGAACAACTTTTACATCTGTATTATTATTCGCGGCAACATGTTATTTAGCTTACGATGCTAGCGCAAGTGAGTTTATAAAAGTTTATTCGATCGGAGATAAAGGAGTAAATAAAATAGAATATGTAGTAACTATTAAGAATCATAATTATGAGTAATTACGGATTAAAAATATTTGATACTATAGGAAACAGCAGTTTAATTGTTCCAAATATTGCTCAAATAATATCTTCTGGAACAATAACATTGCCTAATGCTTTAAATGGTGACGGTACTTATGGTGTAGACATTGATCTACCCGGAGATTATGATATTGATAATACTGACCTTGGTATGATTGTGCAAATAAGAGATTTTGATTATCGACTTTCTGTACATGAGTTTACATATCCAACTAATAATTCTTTGAAAGTATTCTATGGTGACGATAGCTATACTTACTATGATAAAGATGTAAATACAGGGGTAATGACATCATGGACACCCGGAGATATGACAGCATCAGATATAACTAAGTGGAATCATTTAATACAAATATCATTACTGGCTGGTTGGGATAAGTTTGGAAGCACGTCAAAAGCAATGCGAATATTCGCCGCAGTGCATTATGGGTTTTTAAATATTGCCGGAGGTACTGCGGCTACTACAACATTTTATGGTAGAGATACTACACAAACTGTCAATGGTCAAGCAGGGTATATCTTATCTGAAACACAAGGTTCAACACTCCAAACATATACAATAACTAGCGATGCATCTTATAGACTTATTGCTGCTGTAACAACAAACTGTAGTATATATAGAATTTCTTATCCTAGTGGTGCAACATTATTAGGCAACAACGTTGCATCTGATACAAGTTTTGTAAGAGGTGGAGAAGGATCAGTAAGTGGAACTTGGGCTTGCCCTTTGACTAACTTAACTCCCGGTGATGCAGTTTGTATTGTTGTAAATGTATGGTGTTATTTTAGAGATAATGCGTGGCTATCAGGTGATAAGGCTTTTGCTATTGTTTTTATTACTACTGTTTCAGAAGATTGGTGTACATTAGAATCTAATACATGGACTGTTTACAGATATATAACTGCTATTGAAAGTACAGGAGCCGGCGGTAACTACGCTACTGTTACATTATCATGGGGAAATTCAACAAAAGAAATGAAAACTACAGGGATAAAATATAAACCATTAGTATATTCTGGAAAAGATGTAGCTACTATTGGAACAAATGGTGTTTCAGAAGTTGATTATATAATGTATATGAAAAAGTATAGAGGAGATTAATGGATTACGGTCTTAGAGTAAGCGATACATTAGGTCATTCAGTCATAATAACTCCTAATGTATCAAATATTATAAGCTCTGGAACTACAGCAATGCCGCAAGCACTGAATGGCGATACAACATACGGTGTTGATATTGATCTACCCGGCACTAGCTCATATAAATTAGAAGATATTGGAGTTCAAATAAGAGTAAGATATTTTACATATTCGTTCTCTGAAAAAATGATTGGTGATGATGCTGGAGGGTATGCTTTTTTTAGAAGTATATATACTACTAGCAAAACATACTATTCTCGTAATGATGCCACAGGTGCAATGACAGCATGGGTTCCTGAATTTTTTAAAGATACTTTATATAATATGTTTCCTATTGGTTTTTGGGATCCGTTAGGAGCCACTACATTTACATCGGTAAGGTTATTCGCGGCAACATGTTATTTATGTTATGATAATTCAACATCAACATACAAAAAAGTTTATACTATTGATGATGCAAAATTCATTGATTATGTAGTTTATCTTAAAAATTTACAAACAGAGGAGGTATAATGTTATTAGGTTACAATAAGAATGGAGATATCCAATTTATATTTACTGATGAAAAATATTTAGCAATGAAATATCCAAACAATACAGCAAAGATAAGTAATTTTTGGGGAACAGTAAAGCATGATCTAACAGAATTATTTGTGCCTATAAGCACTTTTATAGATTGGGATAATTATAAAAATTATAGAATTGTAAATAGTGTTATTGTAAAAAAAACTAAAGAAGAAATAAACAAAAATAATATTAAAAAAAACATCATGAAAAGAGAAATCATTAAAAAAAAAATTGGAGGGATGAAAAATGGGAGCTTAACAAATAAAGTACCAAAAAAAATAGCAGGAGAAATACCATGGAAAACGGAAATGGAAAACAAGTCACTAGAAGGAATGATGTAGGAAATAAAATATTAACGGCTGTAATATCAGCTATGGTAATTGCAATAATGGGAATGACTATCTCAGTTGCAAGCCAAGCAACTGCAAAAGCTAACGCTAATTGTATATCATTAAAAGCATTAGAGATCGCCCAACAATTTGTTAAAGAATATACTTATACAGCTATTGACGAAATTAAAAGTGATATTAAAGAAATAAAACGAGCAGTAGTAAAATAAAAAGATGTCTAAAAACAAAATGGATATATTTGAGGAAATCTTCTTATTTTTAATCGATGTACCTTCTATACGTTGGAAACTAAAAAAAATAATAGATTCCAAAGATACTGTAGATTTTGCTTCGTTAAATGTAAGTTTAAATAAATTAGAATTAGAAATAATACGAAGAAAAAAGGAGGCTCGAGATGAATAAGACAGTTGCTAAAGTAGTAGTTTTACTGGCATTAGTAATATGTGTCATAATATTTTTCAAGACGATTTTTTTTGGCGTTGTAGTAGGTGCTTTAGCGTCAATAGTTTATTTTTCTTTAACAGGAAGTACATTAAACTGGAAGAAGAAATAGAATGGAAAAACCTGCAAACGGAAAATTCAGCCTTAAATACTTTTTGTTTGGTAAAGGATTACCGGACTGGATATCTGCATGGGGGAGTGGGTGGCGTATAGTAATGACACTTACTATATTATTCTTTATAGTAATTACTATATATAGGGCATTTTTTAAGAAAGATCAAACTCAATCTCAACACTTGAATGTCTGGCCTCTAAGTTTCTCAACAGTAACATATACTCCGCAACAATCTCAAAAACAAGTAGGGAAAAAACGCGCTTGGTGGTTACCAACATTCTTCGCGGAAGGGTATGGCTTTTCAGAAACTTCTAATAATGCTACTTCTAGAACTGGTATCGGAGCTAGAATCGGTGGGCGATTTGAATTATAAAGTATTATATGCCTAAATCAAACAGAAATGGCGTATTTTGCCACGTTAAAATTTAGGCATATAATTTCTTTGATTCATTGCCTTATTAGCACCACGCTAATCCTTGTTAGAAAAAGTGACATTGTACGTGCATTATCGTAATAATATTTGCAATGTTGCTATAATTGCAAAACCTCTCCCTAATTCCTCTATCCATACAGAATATCTTAGCTTATATTTATTGACAATATAGTTTAAGCCTCCCATAAATACAGCTAAGATAACTGATCTGGCAATTAACATTAGCCAACAGCCTGTAATTATAGCGTAAGGGAAATAAGCTAATCCAATAAACAATCCATGTAAATAAAAATTATCCTCTGGATACATCCAATTTATTAATCTCGCCAACATATCTTTAATTGGATTCTTACTGTTATCATAATATGTTGTAAGACTTGCTCCCAACAAGCCGTAAGATATGAGATGGATATACCCAGGCACTTTTAGTTTAAGCACGAATAACACAGAGATGATTGCTACTAATGGAATGAGCCAATCTCTCATCCAAGATTTGAATGGTTTACCGTATCCACCCATTCTGTAAAATATTGCGCTGATACACGATAGAAAAAATGTCATTAATCACCTCCTCTTAGCTACTATTAATTAACTGGAGTAACTCTTATCTTAGTTTCTCCGGCTTCTTTGTTATTCAATACACCAACAAAAGAATTAAACTCTGCATATCCTTTTTGAATAATTAAATTACCTTGACCGTCTGAGCTAATGCTTGTTACGAATGGTCCGGCTGTTGAACACCCAACGATTGAAAATAAAATCACTGATAACACTATCATCATTATACCTTTATTCATATTTCCCTCCTTTTTTACATTCCACTATTTACATTCCATGTTTTTCTATTATAGCCTAAGTAGTTAGCATTGTTGTAAGGGTTGCCGTCATTAGACGTATCTCTGTAGTGACCACTAACATAAGTGCCGTTACTTCTTGAGTATCCGTTTATCCACTTAATTGCTGCAAAACAGTTACCCATAATCATCATCGAGATTAGAACCAACCAAATTATTTTCATGAACACCTCCTTATTATCTGTCATACTATTTAATGAAATTTATAGCCTCTTGTAAACCATTTCTAATTTTTTTCCTCTCAATCGGAGTATCTGCTTGTAAAAGATTGTACGCTATATTCTTCCGCATTTTACTTTTAACTATTCCGATCACCTCATCTTTTGTAGATATTTCCCCCAAGATACTGAGTAACTTCTTTTTCGTCATATCATCCTCCTTTTTTCACTCTACCACCTTCAATTTATAAACATTACCCTTTAACTCTGCTGTGATTATATCTCCTGTTTTGATTGATTCCTCTTTTGGTTTTATGAGGGTGTACCAGTGTTGCTGACCTATTATCCACCCAGTACTAGCATTCTTACGCAAAATAAAATAACCTACCCCATCATTAGAACTATCTATAGCTCCTAACACTTCTCTTATATCTCCATACTCATCCTCAACCTTATCATGTCTCCTAACAACATCATTATTCCTATCCACTCCACATTTAGCATAGGCTACTATTTTGGCGTTGACATTTTCTAAGTCTGCTTTTGACCAAGAAGCACCACTAAATTCAGTTTCTTCTGCTCTTTTCAATATTCCACAACAACTACCACAATTTATTCTTTCATTTCCAACATAATCCACTCTACGATAATAACCCTCATTCCCTTTCCACACACACCCAACCTCGAATTTCTGTTTGTTTGCTTCAAATGTTTTATTCACAACCCCTCCTTTTTAATTTATAACGCCAAGTTAATGTTTCTTGTTAAGAAAACCCCTTAAACCTTCTGACATTGTGCTATTATCATTAAATTCTTCTTCCACTTCTTCTTCCACTTCCGATAACCTTTCCCCAAAGTATGGGGTTTTAGCCAAGCCCTTTAAAACTATTTTATCAACTGGGATACATTCAATCTCTACCACCTCAAACAAGCACTCCTTAACTTCAACCCTTTCACCAACTTTCCATGGAATAAGTTTCCCCTTTACGTTAAGAATCTCTTTTTTTGTTAAATCATAAATGTGTCCATTATCACTGTTCATTATCTACCTCCTTTTTAATTTATACCAATAACGCCAAGTTAATAATAATGCTATTACTAGAGATATAATTAGTATCATTTGTTTATTTCCTCATAAAATATAATCTTTAATAAATCTTCTTTTGTATTCCATTGCTTACTGTATAATAACAACTTGAGATTATAAATATTCATCCAACTCCCTCCTAAGGTTGTTTCATCATATTCAAAAATTACTTTTATCTTCATACATCCCTCCTTATAATTAGTATCATATTAATAGTTCTGGGTTTTCATATATGTTTCCGATTATTCCGACTTCAGGCTCAATCCTAAATGTTATAAATTTACGACCAAAAGATGTCGGTTCATAAAACCCAAAACAAGCATAATCGTGATTCCATTCAATCTTCGAAACATTACGATATTCTTTAACCACATCCCCCTCATATATCTCCTTATCGTTTTTATCTTTTAATCCTGTGTATTGCATAAGTTCCCATTTATGATAATCATCTAATTCTTGATGACCAACAAATCTCCTGAAATCATAGTGGCTTCCATCATCAAATACAATCCCAGTTTGTACGTTGCAATACATTATCTTATCTACTTTATCCCAAGCTCTAAACTTTATCTCTCTCATACATCCCTCCTTATTTAAAGGTCGGTGGCAGGAATTTAACCTGCTTTGATGTGTGTCTTACTGGTGGTTCACACTCTTAACCATTTAAACCAATTCAGCGTTTCCCAAACGCCACACCGACCCATTATTTTCTTAATCCACAACCCTTTTTTCTTCTTCCTTTATCCTTCTAGTAGACAAGGCATTGTCAATCCAATATTTGTTATGAGCTGGGATTAACTTTTTATGTTTTTCTTTTAGTTTATACATTTAAATACCCTCCTTTTTTAATTCAGTTTGTTGAACAAGTTGCGTAATACCTTCTTGCAATTTCATATAGTCTTTACTCTTAATCGTCGTGCTTAACTTCATGTTTACTTGGCAAATGCCATCTCTTTCAAATAACTTAAATTCCCATTCATATAATTTCATTTTTGCTCCTTCCGCATATTGCGTATTTGCTCAAGAATAAACTTCTCGTGTTACACAAATTATTATCAATTTTTTTACATCTAACATCTTTCCCAGTTTCTTCACAATAGCTTATTAAAGACTTTCTCCCTTTAACCAATTTAGTCCTTCCATCTCGCTTGATTATCTTCTTGCATTTTGGGCATTTAAAATAACTCATTTCCTACACAAATTATTATCATTTCTTATTGATACCGCCAAACAAGCGTGGCATAGAGCATATTTATTGTAGCTGTTTAGTTGCTTTCCACACTTACAATGAGTTTGGTTTTTCCTTCTCAATAGGTTTATATCTTTTCTTCTAGCCATTAAAATAATCTCCTTTCTTGATCTATTCTTTTATTTGCAATCTTTATATAATTCGGATTTAATTCTATTCCGATAAATTTTCTACTAAATTTTTCTGCTACTACTCCTGTTGTTCCTGAGCCACAAAATATATCTAAAACAGTTCCTCCTATAGGACATCCAGCTTTAATCGGTGTTTCTATAAGTTCTTCAGGAAATACAGCAAAGTGAGCTTCTTTAAATGGCTTAGTTGTTATTTTCCATACTGTTCGTTTGTTGCGACCGGGTTTATTTATTAGATTTTTGAAACTTCTTCTTGTTTGAGCAGGGTCTTTAGATTTATTTCCCATATTTGCTTTCATAAAATCTTTAGTATTTTCTGTTTTTACTTCTTTTCCGAATCGACTATCGTTTATTGTAGTTTCTGACATTGGTTCATACTGAGTTTCAAATCGATACTTCTTATTCTTAACGAAGAAAAACATCTTCTCAAAATCTACTGTAAACCTATCTTTAATACTTGACGGCATACAGTTTGGCTTATACCAAATAATTTCATTCCGGAGTATCCACCCTCGATTGCACATTTCTATTGCAAAGCGAGAGGGAATTTGGCATAGGCATTTACTTGGTAAAAATACTTTACCTTTTTTAATTGAATAAGTATCTCCTAAATTAACCCAACAAGTACCATCTCTTTTTAATACTCTTTTAGCCTCATCAAATATTCCGCATAGCCTCATTACATATTCGTGGAATGTTGGTTCTAATCCTAATTGGAAATCTATTTTTTTCGCGCCGCAATCAGGGCAAATATTTTTCCACCTCGGCGCATCTGTTCCTTTTCTATTTCCGTCTTGTATCGGGCTTGATTTTAATGAGTAATCATACCTACTTTTTTTCTTTGCATTTGCATGAGTGCAGTTTTTATTGCCTCCTTTCCACGTAGCTGTTCCATAATCTCTTAATCCCCAATAAGGCGGAGATGTAATAATACAATTTATGCTTTCGCTTTTAAAAGTTCTTAATACTGTCAACGCATCGCCCTTAATTACCAAATTTACCTCCTTCGCTTATAATCTAAACACCAATTATGTTTGGTGTATTTAATAAATATCTTTTTCTTTTTGCAATAATATCTTTTGTTTGAGAATAGTTTTTTAAATAAAACATATGAGCTATATAAACAATCTTTACAATTATATTTACTAATCATTGACTACTGTTCCGTTAAACATCTCTACTATTTTTTTTACTAATTCATTCTGCATTGCTTTTCTATGAAGATATAGAGATTCAAACCTTCTTTTTTCTGTCGGAGATAAAGAATTCCATGAAGCTTCTAGAGGATCCTCAAACTTTGTTTGGAAATTATTTATTACATTTTTCCATTTCTTTTGGTCTGCTTTTAAATCACTCTCGTTTTCAGAGATATACTTTAATGCTTTAGAAAACCTTTCATATGCTTTTTTAAACTCCGCTATTTTATTCATTGTAATTTTTCCTTTCGTTTTACATAATATTCTTTGTTGTATTTTTTAATCATATCTTTTAAATTTGATTTTTTTGTTAGAGCATATGTTGCTTTAAAAACCATTAATTCTTTTTTCCGTTCTTTAAAAAATATTGTCATATGGGATTTTGCGCTTTCAAAAAACTTTCTTTGATGTTCTTCTAGCTTATGCTTATTTTGTTCATAGAATGCTACTTTACACGTCATATATGGCGCATTGGGTTCATTAGATAACGGAATAATAGCGTGCTTGGGTATCTGTTGAAATACATCAATAATATACTCAAATGATTCCGGCATAGTTTCATCTCTTACTTTAGAGATATGTTTTAAATATTTGTAAGCCTTATCTTTTATTCTTATCATTTTCATTTTACAATTCCTTTTTATTTGTTCAGCAATCGTTCCATGCTAGGTTTTTTTCTTTGTTCAAAATTTCCTTCAAATGTAGCATTTTTTTGATGTAACATTTTTGAGGGTAAAAATGCTGTTTTACCCTCAAATCAGCGATTTCCGCGTAACGCGTAACGGTTTAGCAAAACTGCATTTTCTTTTGGTATCAAACACTTATGTAAATTTCCTAAACCGTTATACCGTTACAATCCCGCACGAAATAACCGTTTTTTCATAAATATTGAACTTGAAAAAGGTGTTTTTAAGGGTAAGGATATATGGAAAAATAGTTTGTTCGTGCGGAAACGTAATGCTGTAACGGTTTAGCAAAATCAAAAAAACTATTGATTTTATTGAAAACGGAAAAAAATAAACCGTTATACCGTTACGCACCCCCAAAAATCTATGCTGAACGCTTTTAACCCTCAATTAACTCCTTTGAAACACTCTCATCATCCTCTACAGCTTCTACACTCTCACCCTCATTGTCGATCAATCCTTCAGGAGCATCTGCAACTTCTGGATTTATTATTGAACCAGTTATTGCATTATAAAATGTATCTTTATCACAAGGAAACTTACTATATATATCTTCTATCTTAGGTAGAAATCCTAATGTAGAACTTGACCACTCTAATCCTCGTCTAGATATTCTAAATTGTGAAGCTTTACCTCTACCGCCTGCACCTTTTTCAGAATACTCAATAAGATTTGCCCTCATTAAAACATACATCCATTTCTTAACCTTATCTACTTTCCAATCCATATATTCAGCAATATCTTTATATTTAAAAATAAACTCATTCTCATAACTTTCATCTTCTTCTGGCTTCCAATTATCACTCATTGTTTTAATTGCTTTCCAAAGCTGTTCTGCTGATGGGCCTATTTCATATATAGTATATGTCAATATAGATTCCGCTACTGTTTTAGCTACAAAATAATCTGCTAATGTAGAGATTAAATGTATTGTTCCGTCAGGTTGCTTTTTTTGTTCTCTATGGAATTGGTGTAGTATTGTCACTATTTCAATTAGCACTCTAAATCTTTCCCTATCTCTTCTTATTCTTACAGGTTTATCAGGGAACACAGAAAATACCTCTTTTGCGTATGGAATAATTATCTTGAAATCTGGATTAAGTAAACGTTGTATATTTTTCCAGAGATTTAATTCTTTTTCATCTAACTTAAATGTTTCTCCCATTGCCTTACGAATAGTTATATCACCTATTGCTTGTGTTAACTGTGGAGAATCATCACTAAATACTGAAAAGTTTCTAGTTTCATTTTCATCAAACATCTGCGCTTTGGTAGTTGTGATAAGAAATCCTACAGGTCCTTTAACTTTCTTTGTTATAGTTTCCATTTGACCAGAGTGTTGATCCTTAACAGGCATCATTAAAATTAAATCGCCTTCTGATTGCGCGGTTCTTATAGAATAATCAGCCGCTTCTGAGCCGGGAAGCTCATTGATAAATATAATTCTGTTTTGCATTCCGTCCTCGGGTAAATGGAAGAAAGCATTTTGCGTTGCTCTCGTAATGAAATGATAACCTTCTTCCGGTATAAGCCTTTGGATACATTGACACGAAAAAGATTTACCACTAGAAGCTTCACCTTTGACTGTTATTGATAATGGCTCTTTTGTTATTCTTGACGTATAACATAAATAAACCATTAGCCTCATTATTTCTTCTCCAACAACACCCATTTTATTTGTTAAAGAAATGACATTATATAAAACATTTTTATTCTCCGTAAGGAATTTTATTGCTTCATTCTTTTCACCTTCTGTCATTATATATAATTGCTTAGGTGCAGTTAATTTATCATGCTCTTCTTTTTCTAATTGCTTTTTAACTAGATCCTCTAATTTAATTAAATCAGAATCTATCTCGTCCTCTTGTGATGCTTTAACAAATCTTGCTCTATTAGATGCCATACTTAATTTAATAGAATCTTTAAATAATATTTTTCCTGATTTGCTTAATGTAAGAGATACTTTAAAATTTCCAGATTTCATAAATTCAAAGTTAGCTAATCTAAACTCATAATCTTTCTTTCTAAATACCATTATTTCTTTATCTCTAAAAATCATAGTAATGATGCCTTTATCTATTTGCTCTTTTCTCATCTGTGAGCTTGTTAGAGGGCAAGTTGTTTTATCACAATAATTTTGGATTATCGCATCATCACAACCATAGCTTTTATAACCACCTTTAAAGACAGAGTTTATTATTTTAATTAGAACTCTTTCAGGTAGAGGTGGTGTATTTCTCTCGTTCCAGCCTGCTATTAGAGTTTGAATATCATTCTCTGACATTCCTTTTTCTTTATAATTTATAGCTAATCTGAAACAGGCATTATCTCGATGACCTTTAGAAACTCCTTCTTTTATTTTATGTATGCAAGGTAACTCTTTGCTTGGGATATAATGTTTATTATCGGATCCTGTATCTAGCATTGTTACTTTTTTTCTTCCTAAACTTTTTCCAATAATAGTTATTTTTATTAGAGTAATATCTGTTTTTTTAATTTTAGAAAGGTCTTTAATATTATTTATAAATGTTTTATTATCATCATCTACAAAAATTGTTCTATCATTCCCGGCATCTCCACCGAACAAAGGGAGGTTAATGTAGTTTCCAAAAGGATGAGCTTCATTAACGCTGTCTTGCTTAGGAAAGATTTCGCAGATAATACCCATCTCACTCAATATATTTTCAAAAACTAATCTTGGCTTTATAGCTTCAATTTTTTCATTGAAGAAACACCAGATATGAAATCCTTTACTCTTACTTCTTTCAATATAAATATTTAATCTTAACTCTTCTAATTTTTGTTTTATTGCTAATGCTTTCTCGAAGTTATTCTCATCTAAATCTACTGCAATCCAATTAACAAACTCTTTATTGTAAATAGGATATATACCCATTCTTTGCATTCCGTCTATATGTTTTTTATATATTTCTAATGTTAGCTTTTCTTTTAGACAGAAATTATTTCGCCCATAGGCATCATCTCTTCCGGAAAAGAGTTCAGAAAATTGTTTAATGTCATTCATTTTATCTCCTAAATTATAATTATTAATAATACGCCGGCGCTAGATTGCTCTAACGCCGGTTGGAAAAGATGGATTACTCAGAGTTTTCTTCTGTCAACTCAACGTCAATGTCAGCTTTACGTCTATAAAGCGAATCAAACATCTTTTTTGCAGTATCATATTCTTCGTTTGTGCATCTCCTAACGAATTTAATAATAGGTACTGCATAAGTTCCTTTTGTTCCTTTTTCAATCTTTGAGGAAAGATTATATACTCTAGCAAACATATCTTCGCCAGAATACCTCGCCATTGAAAGGAATGTTTTCGCTGTTTTAATTGCTGTTTTCATCATCGACAATGAGAGTGGGAATTGTTGTAGTCTATCAACAAGTATGCAAGGAAAATTGTAAACCTGCGAGAATTTAGGTGGCTCTTTTCCTTCCCAAGCTGAACCGGGAACCTCTTCAACAGGTTTATCTAAAAATTGCTCATATTCCTCAATAGCCATTGTTACTTTAATGTTATCTCTAGACATCATTACAAGCCCGCGCTCAAGATCAAATTGAGCTCTGGTTTTAAACATGAACAAAGGAATTATTTCTAATTCATCACCAAACACTTCATCAGTTAAGTTATTAAATAACTCTCCCATTTTTGCGTTTCCATCAACGCATACTTGAGATAATCCTTGAGCAAGCCCAAGCCGAGCTATTTTAATATCTCCTTCGTCCATTGCCTCAAAACCTGCCGGAACGTGTGATTTGTCTGTTCCTCCTGATACTCTTAATTCGAGATTCTGTGATTCGTTAGATGTTACTTCATTCTTTTTTTCTTCACTCATCTTACCCTCCTTTTTACTTCATTAATGTTATGGCTAACTCTGGTTTAAAGAAATATTTAAATAGATCATCCGGAATTTGCTCTCCTTCTTTTAGTAGACCAGAGATAAAGGAAGATAAGGTTTTATTATGTATAGCTGACTTAATCATATCTGACCTGCCGCAATCCTCAGCAATCCACCTTAAAGCTTCTTCTTTTTTATCTTTGTCAACACTAACATAGAGCGTTTCTTTTCGGACAGCAGAACAATTCAAAGTATTGCTTTTAAATGACTTTAAATCTCTGTTCTCCATATACTCTATTAGAGCTAATTCCGCTTCTTGTTTCACCTTTTTTGCATCTGACAAGAGTACAGTAAATTCTTTTTCTCTTGTTCTAGCATCAAGGACTAACTGAAGTAACTCTGTTTCATTCATTCAACTCACCTCCTAAAACTATTCTTTTGATATTGTCCAGATTGCTTTTCCTTCTTGATTCTTGAGCGTAATCTCCCCTTTTGCATAACGCTTATCAGAAACATAACTAGCGTTAATTTTCCGCGATGCAGCTACTTTTGCGCTAAAGTTATCTCTTGCTGGTATTGGCAACGTTGTTGTCATATTCTCGTACGTAGCAGATAGAACATAGATTCTCATTTTTCCTCACCTCCTTTATTTTATTTTTTCATTCCACACTAATCTCATATCAAAACCTTGTTCCAAACAATATATTTTATGTTCTAAATTATCTTTCTTAATCTCAATTACTCTATAATTTTCATATGGCTTATGCATAGGAGCGCAACCTAAAATAAGCCACATGAAAACTACACTTAATAATAAACATACCAATATACACAAAAAAAGAAATAGCTTATCCATTATATTTCTCCTTTATTATTGTCATTATCTTATCAATAAACTCATTCAATGTTTCTTGTTTATCAATATATAATAATGATTCTCCACCGGCAATCATGAACGCTGTCATTTGATAACTTTGATATAAAGTTAATGCACCGTCAGCACTCTTGAATTCAATAGCGAATGGAACTCCTTTGATAACTAAGAAACCGTCAAATGGTTTTTTATTTCCGAGATTGAGTGTATCTGGTATTTTATACCAAAAGCAATTAGGGTCTGCTTTCGCTATCTTATCCTTAAACTTTTGATATAATTTTCTTTCACTCATAATCCATCTCTCATTTCTTCATCTTCGATCAACCCTCTTAACAATGCTAGATATACTCTTGCATCTTTAATCCTACTTTCAATTGGCTCTTCTGAAAAAGTTTGATTGTTTCTGATATAACTGCAAATAGAATCTAAATGTTTTTTGAGATATACCCATAATACTAACTTTGCATCTATGTTTAATTCTTTACCTAATCTTTTAAAATTATCTAATTTATCGCCTTGAGTATATTCTTTACCTTTTTCTGAGCTAACCTTGATCTCTTCTTCTACCATGTTTTTATATAATTTATGAAAATATTCTGCATCCATACTTACCTCCTTTTTTTACTTGCTATAAACTTTTTCATTGCTTCTCTAAAGTAAGGCAAAAAAGAATTATAACAATCATTGCACAAACCATGACTATTTAATGGAGTTGGTAAATTTTCCTCTTTCTTTCCACATTTACGGCACTTAGTTCCTTTATTCATTATTGCCCCTTTAACATGTTTAAACATGATTCTGATAGGTTCTGTTTGGTTTTTAATGCCTTATATATCACTTCATCAATAGAGTTCTTAGCAAGTAGTTGAAAGTATGTAGTATTATATTTTTGACCAATCCTGTGGCATCTGTCGCACGCTTGGACGTATTCCTCATAACTATAAGATAACGAATACCAAATAGAATAACTACACTGTTGGAGATTTAATCCATGCCCTCCTGATTTCGGATGAGCTATTAAGAAACGTTTTTTCCCTGCTTGAAAGTCTTGTATATTTTTAATCTTTTCTTTCTGAGGTATTGTGCCGTTTAATAATACAGCATCATCTCCTAATAAGAGCTTTAGCTCTGCTGATTCCCAATGGTATTGTATCCATATTATTATTTGTTTATTTTTAGGTATTGAGTTTATTGTTTCAGTTAATACTTTAATTTTTGAATCACTTACTTTAACAGGAATCCCATTTATATTTATTACGAATCCTCCTGTTATCTCTCTAAGCTTACATATCTTTGATAATTCATTAGCGGCTAGAGTAATACTATCTTTAAATTCTAAAACATTCTCTTTCTTCATTGATTCATATGCTTTCTCTTGCACCTTATCCATATAGACTAATCTAGTTTCAAATATTTGTTCTGGTAAATCTAATGCATCTTCTTTTTGTAAAGAGAATGCTTGTCTTGATATTCTATCCATTATTGCCTCTTTGGCTCCACTCATTGTGCGGTAAAGATAACCTCCGTAACCTGTTGAGTAAAAGAAACTATTTCTATATTTATAAAAATTATCACTAAGTAGCTCATCATTAACAAACGCCATTTGACCCCAATACTCTAATAAATTATTAGGCGCTGGAATACCGCTTAAACATATTCTATGTTTTATTTTATTTTTATAGTCAAGAATAGTTTTAGTTATCGCTGATGAGTGTGATTTTATTTTAGCGCTCTCATCTATTATTAAACAACTTATTTTGTTCTCAATAGACGGTTTCTTTATCTTTGATAGTTTTTTAAACCCTTCAAAATTTATAATATATACATCGTAATCATTGTTCCACTCTTTCAAATTATTCCATAGCACAATTGACCTGAGATTACTCCATTTATTTATTTCTGCTACCCATACACTCTCTAATGTAGATAAAGGCGCAATGATGATTGCCGGTAACTTCCAATGCTCTATTAGTTTTATAGCTGTTAATGTTTTGCCGAGCCCCGGATCCATAAACAAAGCGTAGCTATCAAACATAGCAGCAAGAGCAATAGCTTTCTTTTGATGCTGATAGCACATTGATAAATCAGTTTTACCTAACTTATCAATCAAGCAATCATTTATTTTTATTTTATTAGCGAGGTTAACTTTTTCGTGGTACTTTTGTTTCTCGTTGCGTAATTGTTGGTATATAATCTTAGTATCTAAATCGTATTGAATATTTAGATGCTCTATTATATCTATTAATTTTCTTTTTGGGAATACCCACGAAGAGGTTGCTTTATGAAACTTATATTCTCCGATTGATTTGACTAATTCTTTTTCTTCAAACAGGCATTTTACGATTGCCGAATCATTATTTACAGATACAAACATATGAAAACTCCTTGTTTATACCGTTACGAGTATTGCGAATCAAAGCAAATGATTTTTAATAGAATGTTATTGAAAATCCATTATAACATTGCTTTTTTTCGTGTCAAGGGCTTTTTTTTACAATACTCGTAACGGTATAACGGTTTAG